GGACTATTTATATAAAGTAGGTACAACTAAAATGCCCATTCATTACAAGCATCATATCTATCTTCCCAATTAATAAAATTAATTTTTTCTTCTAGTGCCATAATATCAATCATTAAGTTAAATTCTTCAATTTCATTAAGATTCTTCTCAACTACTTCATTATAATGATTTTTTATTTCTTGCAACTGATGCTCATAATTTTTATTCATCTTTAATTAGTTCCTTTCTTTTTTATTTTCTATATATATTATATAAAAATTTTCTGAAAAAATCAAATTATTTTTCATTAAGCTCACGCATTTCTAATAGAACTAAATTGAATAAATCTTTCTGGTCTTCTGTAATTTCTGATAGTTTTATTTTTCTACCGAAAATCATTTCAACTTTTTTTAATATAATTTGTGCATTTTCTGGGTCTTTTTCTACTAAAGAAGTCCAAAGTTCAGAAGCTTCTTCTCTTATATCATTATAAGATAATTCTTTTTCTTTAACCTTCTCTATTTTATCTACGACTTGCGCGCCATCAAGTGCTTCTTGCTTTTCAATTGCTTCAGAAATAGCTTTTACTAATTCATCATAACCGAATTTAATTTTTGGTTCGAGGTATTTAAATCTACTACCAGCCATTATTGTAGGTGTTCTACGAGTAATGAGCCAGCGTTCGTTTGTACCATCTTCGTTCCATTCTACTTTAATATAGCCTATAATATCTACAAGTCTATTGCAAACTTCATAAGCTCTCTTATTTAAAGCAGGCTTAACGATTTCTATTTCACTATCGTTAGGACTAATTTCTTTTCGAACCTCTTCATGGGCAATCAAAACTAAACCATAACCTAGTTGCGTAATTTCACGAAGGCAATTTTCAAATTCTTTCTGAGTTGCTGCATAGGCCGCACCCCACGGTACTTCGGAAAGAGATTATACACCGTTCTGACTACAAATATATTGTTCGCAAGCACTGTATGCAAGTGAAACTGTATCTATTGTTATTGTATCATATTTCTCTCTTGCTTCAGGTTTTTTAAGTTGGCGGAGAACTTGTTTGAACTCCGCCCACTTACTAATATCTAAAGCCATTGCACCTGAAATAGCGTTCCACCCGTGCTCAAATCCAAGTAGCAGATTTTTAGGAAAAGAACATGACATTGTTGTTTTACCCGCTTTTGGTGCAGAATATATCATTACGAACTTTCCACGCAAATCTCTAGAGATAACTGATGGTTCTATACTTAAAATATCAATCATCGTTCGTTATCCCTCCTTAAAATCCGAGGTCTTTGAAACCTTTCGTTTTGTCTGTAGCTTCTTTCCCCTTATTCATATCTTTATCTTTCTGTGCTTCGAGTCTAGCTTTTCTTTCAGTCAAAGCAGTCTGAATCTCTCCGTGAGAGAAAGCAAACTCTTCATCAAGAGGTTCCTGCGAACCGCCAGTAATTATCAAATCATTTTTACTAATTGTACGATACTCTTCTGTAGGTTCACCAAAACCACTCTCAATAGTCATAACCTTAGTTTCAAATGAGAAGTCAAGTCTACCATTAGCTCTAACAGTATTATTCATTTCCCAATAAGTATTAACTGCGTCGATTACTCCTTCAGATTCAGCATAGAAAGGAATTACATCAACTCTATTTCCATACTGAGGAACAATACCTTTAATTAGACTTCTGCCAGTAGCTTCACCATTTGTATCAATTTCTTCAGAGATTCCAGATACAACCATTTCAACAACAAAAGTTGCTTCTGGTTTCATTGTAGCTTTATCAATTTTATTAATAAATGAAGCATTTATTCTTGGATAGGAAATAAATCTTCCATCCTGTGCATAAAATTCGTTCATTCTAATATCAGCATTTGTGATTCTAATCGCATCAGCTGCTTCTTCACCACCTGCCGCAATTGAAACAAAATCATTTTTTACATTACAAATTGATTCATATGCAGGATTAGTAGTTCCTTTTTTTGTATATTTAGTCGCGAACATATAAACAGGAACGGAAAGTTCTTTTTCCTCTCCACTGATTTTCTGAATTACCTTTACTCTAATATCGCCGCCTACAGCTTCTTTTTCTACTCCATCTTTAGTGAATTTAATATCACGAAGATTAATTTCCGAAAGGAGTCCTTCTATACGAACTTTGTTTTCTGCTTGTCTCATTTTTTCTTTACCTCTTTTTAATTATTTTTCTTCTTTTTTTCTTTTTTACTCTTAATAAACAACTATCAGGACTATAAAAGTCCTGATAATTATTTTATTAAATACTTTCTAATCTTACTCTTCGTCTTCAGCCTGTACGAAACTCATACCTGCATCTGTAAGCACTACGAACGTTACTGGCTTATCTTCGCCTTCTACGTCAACCTTTTCTCTCTCTGCAAGACCATTTGTTACAAAAGCATTAATGTTCGGGTTGATTGAGCGAGCGGTTCTATCAAGAGCACCAGCGATTTCATCAACAGAAACCCTACCACCATTGTCTTTTACATACTCAAATACTGCAAGTTCTTTTTCTGTCATTTTTCCGTTTTTCATTTTTTTAAATCTCCTTTTTCTAAATAAAATTTTAATATATTAATTTCCGTTAAGAAATC